TGTCAAAGTATGTAAATCTAAAAGAGATTGGAAATGTAATATAATTTACATCTCCTTGAGAAGCTTCGAAAGCAATATCTCCAAGCAAAGTTGGGATAGCATTTCTATATATTATCTTCTTCGCTACGTTATTATGACTAGTTAAAATTGATACAGTAATATCTGCTTCTGATGGACCTTTATCTCCATCTTTAGCTTCTGATGGTTTTATATCTGGAGCTTCTACAAAAGATTTAATCCAATTATACATTTCGCTATAAGCAGAAAGATCTTCATCCATAATAATCATAGCAGTAAGTTCACCGTATACTAATTTATCGCCAGTAAAAGGAATAGATCCAATTCTTTTATACGGAATTTCAAGCGCAGAAATTTGAGTATCTGGATGCATTATTGATTGAGCAAAGTATTCTAAATTTGGAAAATATTTACGATTAATCGACAACTTAAACCCAGTAGGTTGTAAGTAGTTAGTATTAGTTGTAAGACTAGATTCTAAAATTCCAGTTGATACCGTAGTTGTTCCAATAGCCATTTGTCATCTCTCGTTATATAATCCTATTTATAATAAAAAAAGGAGCGCCGAAGCGCTCCAAGTTAGATCTCTTATTGTTATAAAATCTTATGTAGTTAGAATGTTGTCTACACGGAAGATTCTGTAGTATTGGTTTGATTTCGCTGCTGCAAGACCATTTGCTGGAGTTGCACCTACGAATGGGTTTGACGCCATGCCGTAACGAGTTTTGAAACCAATTTTTGGCTGGAAGTTATCTTCCCCTACTGCACGAACCATAGTTAGTGGTACGTATGGGCAATAGAACAAGCCTGCGTCATATGGGTTAGAACCCTTATAACCTACAGTTACATAATCGGTAGATGCATATGGGTCGATGTATACACGTGTACGACCGTTTAGAACACCTGCGAATGTGTTTCCTGTGTCATCAACATTCAAGTTAGTTGATAGTGCAGGAGTATAGTCCAACATACCTGAAGCTGCAAGAGCAGAAGCAACGTCTGAAGAACAGATAATGAAGTTACCTTTTCCTCTACGTGTTTCTTTTGCAATTGTGTTTGCTTCACGTTCGATTTGAACGATTAGGCCTTTGAACTTCTCAACTGACCAACGACCATCTGCATCGCTTGATAGATCGAACACACCGTTGATTGCTGTGTTAGACTGTAGCGCGCCTGTTTTCGCTTGTGAGTTGATTGTACGAATTACTTCGCGGTTGATTTCAGCCAAGATTTCTGTTGAAAGAATGTTGGCCAACTCTGTCTCAGCGTCAAGACCATGAATCGCTTTCAAGTCTTGTGCTAGTTCTAGAGTATATTCCGCTTTCAACGCACGTGACTTCGCAGTCACAGTTGCTTTCTCAATGGTGAAACCCATTTGCTCGAAAGCATTTGAAGCAGAATCGCCAAGAGCTTCAGCAGAGTCTGTTGACATAGCCGCTGTTGCAAGATCAGTAACACGGTCTGAGTCGATTGTGTTAGGTGAACCTGCGTTAGTTACGTCTAGACCTGAACCCTCTTGAGATACGACTGCAGTTGATTTTGTACCTGCGTGACGTGTGTTTGCTTCGTTGAACAATGCTTCTGTTGAGCCTGTTGTACCAGCATCGTAGCGTGACTTCATTGCGAAGATCAAGCCAGTTGGGCCAGTCATTGGCTGAACGCCAGCAACGTCATACGCCATTAGGTTTGGCATAGAACGGCGAACAAGTGAGATCAATACTGGATCCCATGTTCCGATTGAACCGGTGTTTGCACCTGCAGGTGCTGTTTCTGCCAAGTAATGCTGTTGGCTACGCTCTTCACGTAGAGCAATTTCTTGGTTTTCTAGAATCGCAGCTGTTACTGCTTTTCTGTGAGCATCTTTGATAGTACCCGCTGATTCTTCATTAAGTACTGGTGCCCACTTTTCGACTAGTTTGTCATAAGATTGCATTTGTTTGGACTCCCAAATTATTTTTGCGCCGCTTTACGGATCGCTGAAAGGTATTGAGCCATTGTATCAGAAGCTTCAACTACGGCATCGCCATCGTCTTCGCTTGATTCTTCAATTACAGACTCAACGGTTTCTTTTTTGAAGTATGATTCTTTAACAACTTTCACTTTTTCAGCAAAAGTTTCTTCGTCTTCGAAATCAATATCTTCTACAAGCTTCGCAAGTTTTTCAACTTGTGTTTCAGCTAGATCTTTTGAAGCTTCGCGAATTACTTCATTACGCTTCAATGTTTCTAGTTCTTCAGAAACTTGAATTGCTTTTGCCATTGAAGTATTTAGAGCTTCTTCAAGTTCTTCAACTTCAGCAGCTAGTTCGTCAACTAGGTCAACTTTAGATTCTGGAACCTCAATGTAAGATTCTGTAAATAGATCTTTCAATGAGTTCATAAACTTCTCAGCAATCTCGGTACGTAGACCTGATTGAACTGCAAGTTTATTTTCTTCCATCCAATTCTCAACCACATAGTTGAGGTAGCTATCGACTTTCTCGACCATATCAGCTTTAGTAGCTGCTACTTCTTCTTCGAGTTCAGTCTTATAGTTTTCTTCCAAACGGTCGATTTCTTCGGCCAATTTAGATTTGATTGCTGCTTCAAAAATTACGGCTGTTTTAGCTTTAAACTCTTCTGAAAGAGTAGCTTCAGACTCGATCAATGCATCTAGATCAGCAGAAAAATCAGCTTCGTAGTTAACGTCAACGTTTTCTACCATTGCAGCTTCTTCGGCTTCAACACCTTCACCCATTACTTTTTGTAGCATACTTGCAAGATCTTCTTTTTTCATAGAAGACATCTTCATGTATGCCGCATTGATCATACCAGCTTTAGTTCCTGGCAACTTTTGCATTGGTTCGCTGTTAGACTTATCTCCCTTACGGCCTTTGGCTTTAGGACCTTTATCTTCAGCAGAATCAACAGAAGCGATAGACTGTGCTTCCGCATTCTTTGGATCGTGAGCTTCTTCGATTTTCTCTTCGTCGAGCTCAACTTCCTGGTCTTGTACTTGATCAGTCATGTTTGACCTCCTAATATGTTTTATTTTTCAGTAACGAGAGGAAATTTTTAAACTCACGAGTCTGAGTCTCATAGAGATCAGCGCGTGGAGCTGTCTTAATTTCAGTCTCCATTTTTTCAATTACTTGAGCTTCAATGATGCCGTTATTCCAGACCCAATCTACACCTTCCATAATCCCATTAACAAAAGCTCCTGGAGCAGATGGATCTTGTACGATGTCAACCGTATTAAGCATAAAGTCATCTTTGACATACATGGCATCGCCACGTTTCTCAAGGCTACCCATACCACGAGTTGAGACACCTAATTGCACACCGCCTTCAAGCAAACCTTTAACGATTTGTCCCATTGGAGTGTCCAAGATACGTGCCTTACCCACCACATTATTGTCTTCAAATTTAAGATCAGTAATAAGGTGAGAAACTTTATCCAAGTTTACAGTAGGACCTTCAGGGTGATTTAGTTCACCAACAGCCCGTTTTGTTTTAACTTGTTCATTGACGTATTTCTTTACGGCGCCTTCCATGACAGCCTTCGGATATATACGTCCATTTCTATTCTTTTGTTCAGCTTGCGCGAATACACCTTCGATGGTATAATTCTTTGTACCATCTTCCTTGGCTTCGACCAAGCATTGAATATCATTTTCTGTGTATTCAGCAATAAGCTTCATTAATCTACTTCCCTAACAAACTGCATAAGCATTTTTTGTGCATGCTGTTTTGTATCGTATGTATCTAATTTTTCACCGTCTACATAAGCTTCAAATTTATCAAATCTCTGAATGATTTCTAATCTAAAGCCATCATATTTTCTTTTAAAAACTGTACGTTCTTTCTTTACAGCTTCTCTAATCGTCTTCAGAGTCTTCATCGGGGTCTTCTGTATCAACTGCGTCGTCAACATCTACGTCATCCTCTTCAGACTCTACTTCAACATCTTCATCATCTAGATCTAATTCAAGTTGTTCCTCTTCGGGATCCTCTTCTTCAAGACCATTATAAATTTGACCGGATACTTTAATCCGTTCTTGATCCAAAGCATCATTCATTTTTGCTGCCATAATTTCAGCAAAAGTATTATTTGCTGTAGCAAAATCTTGATCAGCTGCTTGTTGGATCAATTGTTCAATATTTTCCATAATTAATTATCTCCATTTCTTATTATTTATAATAAAATTATTCCTCAGGTACATCATCTTGTGTAGGTTCTTCTTCACTAGATTGTTGAGCAACTTGTTTAATGTCATCATCGTTAAACATTAAAACGTTTTTCATAACCCATTCTTTTGAGAAGTATTCACCCACATATTGACTTACTTGATCAAGTGTCTGTAATCTTTCTCTTAGTAGTTCAGCGTCTTTTAATTCTGTGAAATGGTTATCACGAATATAGTCAACTACAAGATCATTTTTCCATTCATTCCAATCATCTTCAGTAATTAAACCCTTCATTATAAGTTGTTTCTTTAGAATCTCTAAGAACAACATTGAGAAACGTTTACGAAGACGATCAATAAACTTTTGGAATTTAAGTTCATCTCTACTAATTTCTGTAGAACGACCTAAGCTAAATTGTGCTTCTTGTTCTAAGCGATTAATCGGTACGTTAAGAGACCGATAAAGACGCTTTTGGAAATAGATAATATCGTCAATCTGTCCGAGGTTTTCTCCGCCTGGTAAAGTAGAGATCTCAGTGCCTCTTCCACCTTCACGTCTTGGTAGCCAGAAATCTTCGAGCATTGACATATGTTTTCTGTCATCTCTAATCTGTCCTGTATCTGCGTCATATACAAGTTTATTGCGATATCGTGCCATAATATCTTTCATATATTGCTCAGACTTACCACGAGGTAAGTTACCAACATCAATATAAAAAATACGTCTTTCAGGTGCACGCGCAAGCCTGTAAATAACCAATGAATCTTCCATCATACGAAGTTGGTTAATTGGCTTTAAAGCTTTATGTAAATGTGAAACTACTTTTTTACGATCTGCTGAAAGTAATCCAGAAGTCACATAGCTAACTGAATCATTTGAAAGTTTTACACCAGAAGTTTGTTGACCTGGCTTTTCTTGATAAATGTAATATTCATCTACTGATTCAACGATATTAGCTCCTGTAACAGGATCTTTCTTTTTCTTTACTTGTTTTACTTTACGAATCTTTGCAGAGTCAATAGGACGAATTTCCTGAATACCTGCTTTAATATTAGATTCATTTACAACAAGATGATGATATAAACGGCCATCA